CATACTGGTCTACAAACCGCTGCATATAGATCGCTCGGCCGCGGTCGATTGGCGCTATACAGCTAACAAAATCCCCCGTAGAGGGAAGCGCAGGCGTTGATATCAGGCTGCCGGCGTCGGGGCCGAGATCATCGGTGCTCATGCTCCACAGTTCCGGCCCGGCAGCGGGATTCAGTGACACAATGAACCGGAAAACATTGGGGGTGTACTCGCCCAGTTGGCACACGCCGATGGCGGGCCAGCCGCCGAGGATGACCGACGTTTGCGTTGGCCACATGCGCGGCAGGCGCTCGGTCCAGCCTACAGTAAAGATCAGCAGGCCGGCTTTGGCGAAGCTGTCGTTCTCAACGGGCATACAAAAAAACCCGCCACCGAGATTGCGAAACACGCCGTCATAAAGCGACCATCCCGCCGTGTCCGTGCCCGTGGGTTCGATCAGCGCGGGGTATGTATCCTGGAACAATTCGGCTGAGCGGCCGACGAAGCGTGGCGCGAACACGGCGCCGTCGCCGTAGTCGATCAGTGAGGGCACGCCAATGTACGGGTCCGGGATGGTTACGACGGCGTGGCCGAGTTGGTCTAGCTTGTGCGCCGTGACGGTGCCGCCTGGGACGTAGGACTGCCCCCCCATCACGCCAGCATCGCGGAAGATGTTCTTCAGGCCCCAAATTTTACTGGCTGCGCGGCTAGAAAAACTTGGCGCCCGGCTACCTATGAGCCGGATCGGCATATTAGAACGTGGGCAATGCTACCGTGTAAAAGTCGATGTTTTGGGACGCACCATCGGATAGGAAAACACTCGACAAGTTCATGTCTCCACCCGCCATGGCGACTGTGCCTTGCAGCCTCACTTGAGAAGTGCTGGCCCCGCCAGTGTCGCCAGGAACAACATGTCTGTAAAACGTGGCCGTGCCGTCTGCGATGTTTGTTCCAGTCCAAGTCTCGCCGGAAGCTTTGGCAATGACACCGCTGGCGGCGGCCGGCTCGAACGTCAGGCCAGTGCCGGTGTCGTCCACGCTGATCGTGCAGAGCAGCGTAGCCGAACCCAGCGTCGCATCGGCTGTAGCAGGCACAGTGCCGGCATAGATCTTGATGAAACCCAGGTTGAGTACGTCGCGCACCGCTCCCGTATCGAGCACCCTGTTACGCAACCCGGTGGACGCTTTGATTGCCATGGCGGACCCTTATGCGCTGACCGCGGTGATGCCGGCAGTGATCCTCAAAATGTCGCCGGCCTCCATCGCCTTCGCCGTAGAAAAACGCACCACGGACAGCAATGATCCGGCGCTGCCGCCTTTGGTCAGACTCGACACCAAAAACCCGCCGTATATCGTTTTGGTCGCATTGAACGTGAACACCGCTGGGGAGTCCGCGTTTGATACCACGCCGCCAGAAACCGTTCCGCCCACCCATGTGGGACGACTGGCCTCTTCGTACGCAGTAGACTCGGTGGCATTCACAACGATGTTCGCCGCCGTAGCCCCCGCCGCGGGTGTGTAGTTCCCTTCAAACACACCGATGTACCAAGTCGCATGCTGGGCGGACCCTTTCAGAGTCACGCCGAGCAGGTGATCCAGCCCTTCGGTCGGGATGATATTCTTGATGCGCTCGGCCCACAACACGACGCCACCGCGTTCGAGAGACACTTTCCATTCAAACGCGACCTTTGTATTCGCAGCGAGTTCCATTTTAGCTCCTAGCGCTTCTGACAATTTCGGCCTCCATCCAATCTTGAGCGGCGAGTTCTGAGCCGGTGTGCGGGTTCTGAACCGAGGCCACTACCTGACGGATGCTGTCCTTTTCTCTAATGAAAACAGCCCCATTATTATACGCGCCGGGGAACACGTTGTCTATCTGCAGCAGTTCCAGCTTTCCGTTTTCCCTCGCCAGCACCAGCCCGCGGTCGGTGAACCACATCATGTCCGGGGAGTCGGGTATACTGCAGCTAGAACGTAGCGCGGCGCTGTACGGCGCCACTTCGTGCACACCCACGGTTTGCACACCCATACCCCCTGTCACGTGCGACTGGTGGCCCATCCAGTACGTTTTGTCGCACACCACATAGATGCCAGTCGTCACGGGCACGACCAGCCGAATGTCCGTGGGGAACTGGTGGTAGTTCGCGGCGGGGCGCATTAGTCCGAATGCGTATGGCTCTGTGTGCCACAGCGTGTTGCCACTCGCGCCGAAGATGTGCCCCCTCCAGTGCGCGATGATGTCGCACGGAATCATGCGCGCCATGAACTGCGTCTTCAACTCCCTGCCGTATACAGGCAGCCCAACCACCGCGTACGTCAGGACGCCAACCGCGACTTCGACAATGGCGCAGAACAACTCGCCGTTGGGCGCCGTCAGATACAGCCGAATGCCCGTGACCTGCGGCTCGGTCGGCTGCGGCACTGTGATTGTCAATGTTCCGGCCGTAACGTCGGTCGCACCCACGTTACTCGCTGCCGATTCTTCCCCGGTAGCAGTCACGAAAGTAACCGCCCCCTGGTACGAGCCGGCCGGTAACGCCCCGCCCGAACTCGCCACCAGCGCGGGCGCGACAGTCGGCACTTCCACACCCCAGGGCTGATTAGCGCCGCCGGAGATCCGGCCATAGTCGGAGCCGTTTGACCAATACACATCCAGGCCGGCCTCAGTGTAGCTGATCGGGCGGTCGGCGAGATTGTCCGCCAGGGTTGTGAGCGACAGGCTAGGATTTATTTGCTTGAGCGCGCCGGCATGAAACACGAGCGCGAGCGAGCCGTTAGACCATAGGCTGTGGGCACGGCCGGATGCTATTTGCGTCTTGCCCGCGCGCCGGCGCAGTTTGCCGGAGTCCAGCACATCTACGTTGACCGCGTTGCGTAGCTGATCCGCGGGCAGCTCAACGTCCGCGAGGATGTTGTTCATGCCCTTGGCGAATCCAGCGTAGCGCTGCGTTGTGAATGTAGACTTGCCGCTGCGCGTGTCGTGCGGGGCGCCGCTCATTTTACCACCACCCAAGAATCGCGGTGTCGGAAGAGAATCCCCACCGGGCAGGCTCCATGAACATGCGCTGGCGGTCCTGACGCGCCTCTTTCACGAAGGCGTCGAACTCTTGCAGCAGCGCGCGGCCGTCGGTTTTCATCTGGCCGTCCGCGTTGGGCTGCGTCAGTGCCTTGCCGGCGGCGAAGGTCGTCAAAATGTAGTCGTAGTCTTCGGGCGTCTCCGGGCGCGCGTTGGTGTCGTCCAGCGTGAGCCACTCCACTGGGAGGCGGGCGACCTTGAGGTTGATGCGGAGGCCGTTCTCTTTCACGCTCGGCGTGCGGAACACGCGCAGCTTGCGCCATCCGCCGTCGGTCGAGTAGGCAATGGGGCGGCCCGGCGACTCGAAGGCCGTGGTGTTGATGTCGAACGGCACGTCCGTGAAGGGGCGCGCGAAGCGGAGCACCTTGTCGCTAGTGTTCCATAGCGGCCACTCCTGGTCAGCAGGCGTCGCCGTGAGCACGCGCAGGACGCTCTTGTGCACGTCGTAGACGGGCACGCCCGTGGCCAGAGTGATGTAGCCAGCGGGGCTGACGCCCTCTTCCATGATGACCCAGGCGCGGCGCGCGAGAATACGCTGCGCCTCATTGAACTGACGAACCAAGAACTCGTCGCTCCAGAGACTGTCTGGATCGCCGGCCAGCAAATCTGCCCGGTCGTCGAGGTACTGTGCGGCGGTGTATTCTAGCAACTCGGCGAGATTCATAGCGTGCTCCCCCCGCCTCGTTGACGATTACGCGCGAACAGCGGCGGTCTTGCCCTGCTCCCGCATTTTCTCTCTGAACTCCAGGTACTCCGCTTCCGTGGCCTCGCCTTTGACGGCGTACGGGAACCGCAGCGACGGCCGCGTAACGAGTCCGCCCTCGGACTGGGTCGTGATCTCCTCGATGGCGTGCGCGAGGCACTCGGTCACGAAAATGGACGGCAGGATCACTTCCTTGCCGCGCGTGACCTTGACCACGTAGCCATTGATACCGAGCGGGACGTAGCTCAGATCCTGCGCATCGCGGCCGACGAAGATCTCCAGCCGGACGTACTTTTTCGGGAATCCCTGACTGTCCATCGGCCCCGTGCCCTCGCTCGGGTCGGTTGCATCGACTCCAGCGGCCAGCAGCTTGGCGTTGGCGTCGGCTAATTGCGCCTTCAGCGCCGCGATCTGTTCGTCGGGCGTGGCCGGCATTCCAAAACTTGTGTTCTGTTCCATGTCTTACCCCTCCAGGTTGGTTACTCGGCCTCTTTGGCCGCGTCTGCAAACGCCTCGTCGTACGTTGACTGAGGCAAATTCTTCAGCGCGGGGGTCACCAGCGCCAGGACTTCCTTCACGGTCTTCGCCGCGTAGGACTTCATGAAATCGCCCGAGTATACCGACGGGCCGCTAGGGTTTTTCTTCCTGGCAGCCTCAGCCTTGTTCATGGCCTCAACATCGGGAATTTCGACTTCGTACCCGTTGGTCAATACTTCTATTGTAACACGTACGTTGTTCACAGCAAACACCCCATTGTTCTGGCCGTCCGGGCGGCAAAAATCCCGGCGGAAATATTGGCCCGTACTTCTGCGGAATGTACTCGGCCGCGGTGCGCAGCGCCAATTCGCTCGCGGTGCTCTGCCGAAAAGATGCGGCCCGTAGCGCGCGTATTACCAATCAGTGCGGCTGACATTTTGGCTTTAGTGCGGGCAGAATGCTTTCGCCCGAGCATGGGCATAGTGGCATCAAGAGACAAATTATACTCCGGCCGAAACTCGTCCATGTAACGCTGCTCCCACAGACGAAGTTCAGCGCGCGGGCAAAACATCAGCGGCGAAAACACAAACGCCGCCTCTCCGTGCTTATCCCAAGACGCCTGGAGATGCGGGTTATCGTGCTGCCCCCTGCGTAACTGCCAGCGGTGCGCCTGCCAACGGTGCGTGAGGTTGACTGACGCCCCTATGTACCGCTTGCTATTTACAGCGTTCACAATTTCGTAAACGCCGGAAATCACGCAAGATACTCGAACGAGGTAACGCCACTGGCGATTTTTACGAGACTAACTTCCGGCGCTAGCGGGTCGGCCGACTCGACAGAAAACATCGCCTTGCCGTCACTGGCCGAGACAGCGATAATATCGTCAGTTCGTAGCGCTTTCGCTGCGTCCGTTGTGCTAAAATACGGATATCCACCAGCGCCAATAGTGACGAGACTATCACTCGTAGAATATGCGTATGCCCGCCGGCCATCGCCAAGCACGCGCTTGAGCACAAGATTCGCCGAATTGAACGCCACAGTTATTCTTTGATTTCGTACGTGTACTGTTTGTTCTGCACGTTCGCAGTAGTTCCGATGGTCACAGCGAACGTGCCCATCTCGCGCACCACCTTGAAACCGTCGGCGGTGTACGGCGGGGATTCCTGCGCCACGGTGTCGGTCACGCTGATGGCCGCATCGTCGGTGTCCAGCGTTACCGTGCCGGCGGCAACGGTCTTCACCGTCGTGCCGTTCGCCATGCCTTCGTACCATTCGTACGTAGTGCGGTCGGTCAAGTTGACCCACTTCACGTAGGTCGGCTTGAAGCCAACGGTGAGCACCAGCGCGCCCGGCGTGCCGGCGTCGTCGAAATGACGGCCGATAGCGCGGTTCAGCGCGACGTTGCTTTGAGTCTGAGTTGCGGTGATGGTCATGTCAGTTCCTTTGGGGTGTTTCAGCGGCCGGCGGTTTTACCCACCGGCCTCCGATATTACGCAGTGGCCGCGACTTCGAGGCGGTAGCCCCAAAGATCGTTGAGGATGACCGCGGTCTGAGTCGTTTTCCAGCCCACCGTACCGCGTTGACCCAACGGGTCACCGGCAACCGGCTTCGGGTTGACGACCATCAGGGAGACGGCTGCCTTGCCCTTCAGCGGCACGATGCCGTAGAAGTCTTTGGCGAAGTAGATCACCGGGTAAACGTCGGCCACACCGGCCGTGTTCACCATGGTTGTCGAGGCCGCGCCGCCACCCAGGAAGGGCGTGAACAGCGTCGAGCGCATGTAGCGCACGTCTTCGACCGCGCCGATTTCATTCGGCCAGGAGGTTTGGCCCGAGCCGTACTGCTTGGTCGGGATGAACCCCTGCATATTGCGGATGTCGTTCTCCACGTCCGAGTGCGCGATAGCGATGAACGCCGCTTCGATTGGCTCGGTGCGGAAGTTGCCGTTCGACGACACGATGGACGTGATGTGCTTGCCCCGCTGGCGCTTCAGCGCGCGCGTGGCTTTGCGCTGCGCGGCCAGGGAGATCGGGGTGTTGACGGACGTACGAGCCAGGCCGTTGGCGAAGCCGACGTTGCTGCCGGCCTTGACGACGTTCCAGCGGATCGTCTCGATGGTTTCCGTCCACTGTTGCATGCACAGCGCGCTGTACTCTTTGAGCAGCGGGTCTTCGTGCGTGTCCATGATGAAGTCGGAGAACGGAATGAAGTCACCGTACTGAACGAGGGTGGCTGTCACGTCCGTGATCGTCGGCTTCGTGCCGGTCGGCGTCACGCCCTCAACGAGGGGGGTCGTGGCGAGCGGCAGCATTTCATACCGTCTCCACTTGGCGACTTTGGTCTTGTTGTCGGGGATGACGAAGGTCGCGCCGAGTCTTTCGAGGATCATGTCCTCGTGACCGCGGACCAGCAGCGGGAAGACGGCATACGCCGCGGTACGCGGGGTGATGTCGCCGTAGACTTGAACTTGTGTCATGTCAATTCCTTGTTAAGGTGGGGGTGCTGTGCTTCTCTCTTTGCTTCCTTGCCGTAGCCAGCCCACCTATGGAGCCAAGCAACAACCGCTTGCTGCTGATTCTATTGCTTAAAAGTCGCCCAGGTTGATCCAGGTCAGGGTGATCGTGCCCGTCAACGTCTGCGTCGCGTCGGCGTCAACGTCTGTCGTCGTCGCGTATGCGGTGTTGACATACACCGGGACCGGCGTTGTGTGCCCGTCGAACTGCGCCGGCGCGGCCAGAA